TGGTAAAAAATATGGAACTCGCAGGTGGTCGAAAATTAAATTCTGATGGTGGTCGTATAGGTTTAAAAATAGGTTCTAGCAAAAAAACTGCTACAGGAGATTACGAGGGTTTTGATTTAAGTTACTTAAAAGATTTGTCCCCAGAAGTGCAAAAAGCTTTTTTAAGAAGGTTGTATACAGGTAACATGACTAAACAAGCAGACGGTGGTCGTGTTGGTCTAAAGGTTGGTAGTATGTCTAAACGTGCTTTTTTAAAAATGTTAGCTGCTTTAGGAATAACAGGAGCTGCTGCTAAATCTGGTATTCTTAGTTTAGGTGGCAAGCAAACCGGTAAACAGGTTGTGAAAGAGGTTATCAAAACACCTAACGTTGCCGGTAAACCTGAATGGTTTGATAAATTAATTAATAAAGTTGTTTTAGAGGGCGATGATGTTACTAAAAACTTTGCAACTAAAGAACGACAGATTGTTCATACTAAAAAAATAGATGAAGATAACACTGTAAGGGTAACACAAGATTTAGACGAGGGATCTATTACAGTTGAATATGATAGCCCAAATAATGTTTTTGAAGATACAGTTGAATTAAAGTATAGAAAACCTCCACCTGATGAGGGAGATCCAAGACCATCAGCTGAGTTTGAGGTATCAGAGTCGGGTCCTGTTGGTAGAAGATACGGGCCAGATGATTTTGAGATAGAGATCGACGAAGTTGGTGGTTCTAGTATCAAAGATCTAGATTCTGATGTATCGAAACTAAAAGAGTTTGCAACAGGTAAAAAACCTACCATAAAAGAAATTGTAAAAAACAAAAAAAGAAAAGATAAAGCTCTGAGAATAACAGAAGATCAAGAAGCCCAAATGGATGCAATTATTGCAAGACAAGGAGACTATGATGCAGGTGATTATGACTATGCATCAGGCGGTATCGCCGGAATGTTAGGAGAATAATGGCCGATAAATATAATCCAACAGAATTTAAAGATCTCATGAATTATCTTACTAGACCTAGTGAAGATAAAAAACGCATGCGAGAATATTTTGAAACCAACGATCCTGTTGAGTTTGGCAAAGAAATTATTAGAAGAGCTGTTCCTTTAGATTTTTCAGAAGTTCCTGTTTTAGAAAATATGTCTGTTGGAATGAGTGTGCCTAGTAGATTAGAGATTGGTGCTAACTTTCCTGTTGGTGGCGGAGAACTTATGATGGGCGCAGGTATAGATGGACAAGATAAATCTATAGGTATTGGTTTTAGAAAAGAGTTTAATGATGGTGGTATGTTAGTAAAACCAGGACTTGATGGAACTAGACAAGGCTATGCTAAATTAAAAGAAAAAGGTGTTACAGGTCCTAAAGGTGGCAGACCCATACCTGATCACGTCATTATGGCTGATGATAGATTAGCTTTAAAAGAGGCAAGAAAAAAAGTAGATAAATTAAATAGAGTAAATAAACTTGATGATAAACTTGTAAAATTTCGTATTTCAAAAACTCAAGCAGGTAATTTTGTGCCAGCTTTAATTGATGTTAAAGGTAAACCAAAATTTGGTTCAATATCTGATTTAAAAAATGAATTTAATAAAATAAAAAAAACAGAAGAATTTAAAACTTATAGTAAGAAAGCAGCCATGCAGGAAGGTGGTATTAAATCTGCTAAAAAACAATTAGCAGATATTGGTAGTAAAAAACCTGAAGTATTTAATTATTTATTAAATAATAAAAACGCAACAATAGAAGAGATTGGTAAGGCATTAAAGATACCCCAAGGATCTGTTATAAAAAATTTACAAGGTTTATATACAGATATTTATAAAAGAATTGGTGATCAGGGTGCTGTGTATTTAAAAGAATTTAGCATGGATAACCTTGACTCTGTGCATGACTCGATAAAAAATACTAAAGTCCCATTGAAAGATAGAATAAAAAATTTAGTAATAGATGCATACAAGGGCGATGAAGATTTAAAACCTTTGTTAAAAAAACTAGATGATTTTTATACTTTAAATAATAAAATTAAAAAAACACAATATGGTAAATTTTTTGCAGCTAATCTGGATCACGTTGTTCCTTTAAATTTTCTTAGAGAATTAGAAAAAGGTGTATCTCCTAAAGATTTAATTAGACTTAAACCCATACCTGAATTTTTAAATCAACGTGCTTTTAAAGCACAATTTGACAAAGTTTTAGGTCAAGCATATGCAGCAAAAAATAAAGAGGCATTGGAGACAATTGTAAACTTACAAAGTTATTTACCACAAGAGTTTGGCGGAATTACAAAGACTGGTAAAATTATAGACTATGGTGCAGATACTTTTAATTTAAAAACAGATTTATCTCAAAGAAGTTTTGGTGATATTTATAATAGAGTTTTTAAATTTATAAACGATCCAAAACTACAACCAGAGTTTGAAAAAGCAGGTGTATCTTTTAAAAGTTTAAAATCAAAAGAAAAAGCTATTACAAAACAGATAGAACCTGCTGAAAAACAGATAACACAATTATTAGGAGAGTTGGGTTGTCCAACAGTTAAATTTGCTTTGGGCGGTAGAGTTAAATTTAGTCAAGGTAGTGCGTGTGTAATTAAAGGCAGAGAAAAATTAGAGTCTATTTTAAAAAAAGGTGTTAAGGTGGGTTCTAATGACATGACTCTTGCAAACAATATATTAAAAGCAGGACAAGGTTTAAAGAATGCGTTTGCACTTAGAGGGTTGTTTGGCCCTGCAGCGGTAGCTTTTACTGCTTTGACAGAGGGAGGAATACTTGGTTATGATATGTTATCTAAAGGTAAAACTTTTAAAGAGGCAATGGGTGATAGTTTATTTAACTTAATGTTGGGTGACGATTACAGATTTAATAATGATTTTTTAGCAAAGGGTGGGACGTTTGATGAAAGATTAGATATGTTAAAATTTAATCCTAATCAAAAACAATTAATAAATAATTTTAGAACTTATGTTAGTGAGGCACAAGCATTAGGGGATGCGTCGATAAATGTTGATAAAGCACAGCTTCGTGTAAAAGGATCCCCTGTGCAAGATATTTTTAAAGATGGTCCCCCATCTATTTTAGGAAAACAGTTTACTAGATTTGTAAAACCCCCAACAGGAAAAGAAAAAAAACTTAGAGAGGATGAATTAAGAGCTGCTATTGCAGCTAAACAAGCCGCTGATCAATCTTTTCAAACAAGAGTTCAAGATATAGACTTTGCTGAACAATTACAATCAGGCATGACTGAAGGTCAAGACCTTATGGGTAAAGCTATTGATCTAGCAGAGTTGCAACAACTAGGCTCCGTAGATCAAAATATTTATGGCAAAGCTTTTGAAGGACCTATTGCTAAACAAAAAAGACAAGATAGAATTTTAGAATTACTACCAACAGCATTAAATTTTGCAGGCGGTGGTATTGCAAAACAAGCAGGTGATCCCTCTGGTAAACCACCAGTGAGTGGGCCAAATTCACAAGGGTTGCCAGGACTATTAAAACGTGGTATTTAAATATAGGAGTATAAATGGCAGAAATAGACAAAGGACTCCCGAACACTAGAACTGAATTAGATATTCCTTCAGACGAGGAAATAGAATCTGTTAGCGTTCAGGAAGAGACACCAGAAAAAGGACCTATAGAGGTCATACCGGAAGAAGACGGCGGCGCAACGATAGACTTTGAACCGGGAGCTATAAATATACCTGGAACAGAGAGTCATTTTGACAACCTAGCTGATATTTTACCTGATGATGTTTTAGAACCAATCGGTAACGATATGGTTCAAAATTACATGGACTACAAAGCATCAAGGAAAGATTGGGAAGAATCTTATAAACAAGGTTTAGATCTTTTAGGATTTAAATATGAAAATAGAACAGAGCCTTTTCAAGGAGCATCAGGTGCAACACACCCAGTGTTAGCAGAGGCAGTCACACAATTTCAAGCACAAGCATATAAAGAACTACTACCATCAGGTGGACCAGTAAGAACACAAATAGTTGGTATTAAAAATCCTGGAACAGAACAACAAGCAACTCGTGTAAAAGATTACATGAATTATTTAATTATGGATGAGATGAAAGAATATGAAGAAGAGTTTGATTCTATGTTATTTCATCTACCACTCGCAGGATCTACATTTAAAAAAGTTTACTACGACGTGCCAATGGCTAGAGTAGTATCTAAGTTTGTTCCTGCAGATGAATTAGTTGTGCCTTACACAGCTACAAATTTAGATGACGCGGAGTCTGTAATTCATGTTGTTAAAATGTCAGAGAATGAATTAAGAAAACAACAGGTAAACGGATTTTATAGAGATATAGAATTAGCACCACCTGGAAATGTTCAACAGAACGATGTTGAAAAAAAAGAAAGAGAATTAGATGGCACTAAAAAAACTGGCAAACAAGAAACTATGTATACTTTGTTAGAGTGTCATGTAAATTTAGATTTAGAAGGTTTTGAAGAAGTTGGTCAAGATGGAGAACCAACAGGAATAAAATTACCCTACATAGTAACTGTAGAAGAAGGTAGCCGATTAGTTCTCTCCATACGGAGAAACTATGCGCCCGATGATCTAAAGAAAAATAAGATCCAATACTTTGTCCACTTCAAATTTCTGCCAGGACTTGGATTTTATGGCTTTGGACTCATTCACA